CGCCGCTGCGCCGCTCTCTCCGGTGATGTCTGCGTGAGCCTTAATGGCGTCAGAGATCGTGATCCCGAAGGTTGCTTGGCGGTCGCGAACCGACTTCCACGTCTGAACCGCATCGCCCGCCGCGTCATACATCGGCTTGAAAATGTCGGCCATGACGTTGGCCAGTTCCTCGAACTTGTCGGGGTCGCCGGCCAGCTTGTCGAAATCGAAGAAGTCCTTGTTCCAATGGCTGGCGTCATCGGCGACTTCGACGCTTTCGCGTCCGAGCCAGCGAACGAAGAGTTCGACCTGATCCGGCTTCACGAACTGACGCAGACGATCCAGATGACCCAAGGCGGCTTTGGCGCGTTCAGGCGATCCGGCCAGACCCCAATCGACGCCGTTCCACGGGTCTTCGGTCTTGGCTGAAGCCGCCTCCGGGCCGTCCATCTTCGGACCTTCGCCGGGTTTTGCGTCGTCCACACGAGGGCCTTTCATGCGCGGCTGTTCAACACGCGCGGGCAGGCTGATGTCAGACACCGGCCCTTGCTTGGTCGGCCTGAAGGTCCAGTCGTCCATGATCAGAGCCGGGGTGTTGATCTTGTCGGCTACGTCCAGTTCATCACGGAACGTCTGGTCGAGGTTGATGCGTTCGCCGTTCAGCTTGTTTTCGACACGAGCGCGAACTGCGCCACGGCCTTTGAACAGTCCGCCGATCCCTTCGAGCGCGCCTTGGAAGACGGCGCCCGCACCAACCGCCATGGCGGTCTGGGCGTAGTTGTAGCGGTCTTGGACGTTGCCGACATCGGACGTTTGAGCCAGCGCATCCACGCCCCCGGCGATCAGGCCTTGGGTGCCGACCCGCGCCCACACGGACGAGCCGCCGGTGATGTAGGAGGTCGGGTCGATAGCGGCGGCCGACAGGGTGCCGACAAGCGCGGCTGCGCCATGAACGGTCTTGCCGATGACGCCGCCCTCGACTTGGTGCCAAGGGTCGTCATCGGAGATTCTGCTGAACTCCTGACGGCGTTCGATCTCCTTCGCCTTGACCTTCTGGGTGTCGGCTTGGAGCCAATCGGTTCCGGCTACGCTGTCAACGAGACCGCTGAAACCGCCCGAGATTTCGCCGAGGATGCGGGCCGGGTTCAGTTCGATCCGCCCGCCGTTCTTCTGCATGTGCTGAACTTGTTGTTCCGGCGTCATGCGGCCGAAGGCGGCGGCGTCTTCACGGCCACGACGCCAGCCCGCGACCATCCAAGAGTTGTTGAAAGCCTCGCCAGCATCGTCCGCCAACCGCTCCCACGCCGTCCGTTTATTGGTCGGCGAGGTCAATGCGGTGGTGGCGGACAGACGGGCGCGGTTCGCCTCGGGACTGGTCCCATAGTGTTGGGCCATCGCCCGTTCCATTTCGGCAGGAGGGGTGCCGTCTGGAAAGTTGAAGGTGGACCCATCGGGACCAGTCACTCTGATTGTCATTCAATCCTTTCGTTAGTCGGCGGCGACCATGCCGCGACCGGGGACGTAGTTGTAAGTTTTGGCCGCCGCCGTTGGGGTGGGCGCAGCGGTTTGGGTCTGGCCCGGCGCCCGTGCGTTGCCGCTCGCGCCCTCGGGTCGAGGTGCGCGCGACGGTCTGATGCGAGGCGTCCATTCTGCGATCACGGCGTCTGCTGCCGACATCGGGTTCTGGCCGCCAGCCACCCGTTTCTCCCAATCGATCATCGCTTCGGCTCCCATGCGGCGACCTTCCGGCGTGGCCATAGGGCCTTCGCCAATGAGCGAACCGAGGGTGCCGCCCACATAGCCGCGAGCCACCGTGGCGGCGCGACGCTCTTCGGGCGGGACGGCGCGGTCTGCGCGGGAGCCGGTCGCCGCTCTGTTTTTAAGTTCCAAATAAGCGCGGGTTGCGGCGCGCCCGGTGCCAAATCGGCCAGCGGTATAGTCGCGGTCGAGCGAGGACGTGATCGCCGCATAGTTGGGTTCGCTGACCGCAAAGCGGGCGGCGTATCGCAACACGAGGTCATCGTCCGCTTCACCTTCCAACTGATCGTTTCGCAATGCCCTGAACGCGTTCGTCATCGACATGCCCTCGGAAGGTTCGAGGACGCCGGAGCGGACATTCGATTGGATGATCTCGCTGACATCCTCCCCACGCGTTGAGCGTTCCCACAGGTCCAAGGTCAGGTCATCCTTGGCATCGAGGCGCGCTCTTTCGGTGCGGCGTTCGCTTTCGCCTTCCACCTGCGCAATCCAGTTCATGACCCTGATTTGCTGAGCAGGGGTCAGGATCGATGCGCCCGGCGGACGGACACGCGGACCCTTCTCGACGATCTGCGGAGTGGGTTGGGCGGCTTCGGTTTCGGTTGCGCCAGTCGGTTGGCCGATGATCGAGCGAGGGTCGATGCGCTTGCCGCCGCGACGAGCGGTAAGGTGAAGGTGAGGGCCGGTGCTGTTGCCGGTGTTGCCGGTGGCTGCGAACTCAAAGCCCTGTTCGACCTTCTGACCTTCCTTGACGTGGATGGTCGAGAGGTGGGCGTAGCCGGTCGTCGTGCCATCGGCGTGTTCGATGATGACGGTGTTGCCGGCTTTGCCGCGCGGTCCAGCGAAGATGACCTTGCCATCGGCTGGCGCGACCACGGGCGTTCCAACAGGTAGAGCGATGTCCAGCCCGCCGTGGTTGGTCGAGGCGCCCGCAATCGGCGCACGGCGCGCCCCCATTTCACTGGTGATGCGGTCCATATTGACCGGGGCGATGAAGGTCGAAGCCTTGGTCAGAGCCGCCTTGGGTTCAGGTTCACCCACGGAGGGCAGGGCGGCTCCCTCAATCGTTTCGGTCGGAACCGTCACGGCGTTGGCTGAAGCCCGGAGGTCATCGATTTCCAACGCCACGTCTTCAGGACGACGAACATCGTCCAGCGCGTGAAGGACGCTGATATCCCCCGTTCTGAGCGCATACGCACCAATTGCGTTGACGACTTCATCTTGGACGACTTGGCCATCCAGCCCGGCCTCTTGGAGACGCCCGACAATTGCCAACACGTCCACGGGTTCGCCGCGCGACAGCGAGGCTTGAACCTCGCCGGTTGTGAGGTCCATTAGCTCCTTGTCGGTCTTGGCTTTCAGGGCCGACGAGGCGCGGGTGTTGGTGGCGTGTGACCAACGCATCAGCCTTTCACCCACCTGACGTTTCACATCGGGTTGCTCGAACAAGTCGCTGGTTTCCTCAATGAAATCCCTTGCGCGTTCGTTCATGTAGGCTTCGATGTCCTCGACGGTCGCACCGCTTTGGATCATGCGGTCGAGTTCTTCGGTCGTCTCGGTTTCGAACTTGGTCTGACGGGCCGAAGCGGTGACGCTGAAATAGGCGCGCTGATAGGCGACTGCGCCGCTCTGCGTTTCGTCCATTTCAAGACCGGCCGAGGCGTCAGCCATGCCGTCGGCATAGGCGCCTTCCGCCTTGACCCGGCGGTTCTCCAAGTCGTGCTTGAAGTAGGCGTCGGTCGCCCCTTCGAGTTGGCGGAAGAATTTGTTGATGGCTTCGGACTGGCCGTCGCCACGGAAGCTGTTGCGAAGGTCGGCGCGGACCTGAACGTCAGCGACACGATCTTCGCGCCGCGTCGGCATGACCGCATCGCGGTTTTCGGTGATGCGATCTTGCGAACCGCGTCGTTGATTTTGTCTGGAGAGATCGACCATCACTGCGGTCCTTTCGCTGCGGCGGCTTGTTGAAGCTGCATGGATTTACCGCCGTAATATCCACCGACACCGGCGGTCCCGATTTGAAGCCCAGCACCCAGAAGCGTGGGCGATTGGACGCGCGAATACATGCTGTTCGCCTCGGCGGCGGCACTGCGCTGTTGGCTATCGGCGTTGAGCCCAATGCGTTCTTGGGCGAGAGAATTTTGCATAAGGCTGTCGTTCAGCATCGCTTCGATGCTTCCACCAATATTTAGTCCAGACTGCCCGGCGGCGACCTTGATACGGGCCTGCTCCTTGCGGGCGATCCGCTGACGCTCGTTCAGTTCGGCGGTCTCAGCCGTGTGGATTTCTTGCTGTTGTTGGGCGAGTTGGTCGCCGATGGCCTTGTTCTGAACCTTGGCCGATTGGATGTCGCTGATGACCGAGGTCGCGGCGCCAACGACGGCCATCGTGGTCATGATGGTCACTGGATCACAGATGTCGTGGTCCCTCCCTTGTTTTGGAAAATAGGTAGAATGGTCGCTGCTCCCGGCCGTGGGCGAGATCGACATCCTCGATGTCGAACCCGGCCCATAGGAGCCACTGAAGGCTCTGGGTGTTGCGGGCGTCGATGTGGTTCCAGACGCGCGGCCAGATGGTCAGCCAAAGATCGACGGCGGGTTTGGTGGCCTTGCCGACCGCCAGCTTGGCGCGAGGTTCATCCATGCGGGTCGATCCCATCACCCAGACGATCCCGTGACCGGCCCCGTCAGGCGCGGCGCCGAAGACGCAAAACGGTTCGCCATCGTTGGTGATGATCCACGCATCCTCGGACTGCATGATCGACATGGCGAGGACGAGGACGGGATCGGGATCGCCGATGGTCAGGAGCGGATTGGTCGCTCGCATTTCGTCCCAATCGCCGGGGCGCAGATCGGCGGCGATGACTTCCAGCCATGCGTGGACCTGCTCGGCCGACACGTCGGCGAGGTTGTGGAATTTAATCATGATTTATTTGGATGCCGCTGTTATCAGGAGGTGTCTGAAACGGGGGCGAAAATGAAGTTTCTAACTTGCGCCGTGATGGCGATGTCGCTTGTCGCGGGCGCCGCAGTGGCGGCCGATTGGCGCATCTATTCAGGCGATGATAAAGGCGTTTTGGCGGTCGATATTAGTTCGGTTAAGCATGGACGGAACTACCGGACTGCTTGGTTCGCGCAAGTCCAAAAGACAACATCCGATTATGGATATGACTACGTTCTATTGAGAACGGAGGTAGATTGTGAGGCCGAAACCTCTGCGCGCTTAGGTTTTGTCGCCTATAGAGAAGACGGTTCTGTTGTGGCGTCAAACGATGTGAAAACCAGTCATGTATCACATCCCCCTCACTCGCACGGCCACGCTGGTGTTCGCGCACTGTGCCTTGATGATTATTTTGAAGAAGGCATATCGGATATTGGCGCGCTGCTTCGAGGCTGGCGGAGGGATTTCTGATGAAAATGATGGCTTGCGCCGTGATGGCGATGACGATGCTGGCGGGTGCCGCTCAAGCGGGGGATTGGCGACTCATTAGTGTTGGTGACGATCAGATTATTTTTATTGATGTCTCCTCCTCCAGATTGGACAATGGCTCTGCGTCTGGATGGGTAAGTTTTTTGTATGGGGAAAACAATAAAGAGCCCGATATCGACTTCTCGCTATTGCGAGTGGAAATGTTGTGTTCGAGGGGGTTATTGAAGTGGAACACTATATATCATTACAGGGCCGACGGCTCGTCTGTGAGAAGCTCAGAGTTATCGGGGCAATTTAAAGTCCCGCCACCAGATTCCGTTGGCGAGCGAATTGTGCGTTCATTTTGCGACAGGGATTTCCCGGATACTACTATCGGCGCGAGTATGAGCGAGATGTTTAGCGACGAAGCCAAGGCCGCCGCACGCCGGAGGAGAGGGAACTGACCGCCCGAAGGCGGTCAGCTTGTTCTTGAACGGTTGTGATACTGCGCTTCCCATTCGGCACTGACGAAGGTCGAGCCGACGTGGGTATCGTTGCTGATGCGGATGCGGGCCGTGATGTTCTGCCCGTAAACCTGAAAGCGATAGCCGCCCGTGTGGTAGGCCGGGACGTTGAGTTTCAGGCTCTCGGAACCAAGCGTCTTGCCGGAGAATTCCGCCAGCTTGGCCGGTAGGATTTCCTCGACGGTCGGGTTGAAGCCGTGGGGCGCAACCTCTGTCTTGAAATAGGCGGTGCCGGTGAAGTTCACCGTGAAGGTGCGAAGCTGGGTCCGCCCCGTGGTGATGGCCTCGCCCCGCTGGGTGCGGACATACTGCGTCGAGAACACAAACGAGAACTCATAGCCCTCGCCGATGATCACCTTCGCGGCTCGTTCGTCGCTCGGAACCGACACGACCGTAGCGGCCACCCATTGGTAGGTCTCAGGGTCGATCAGCGTCTCACGACGGTTCACGAAGCCATCGCCACGCACGATTTTGAAGGTCGCGCGGTTGGGCGCGTAGGGCAGGACGAACTCGGTCCGATCTTCGACCGGATAGTAGATGCCTTGGACGGCGGCTCTTCGATCCAGATGGACTTGGTTGGTCGTTTCCTTCGGATGCGCGCCCGGCTGGAGATCGATGCGCTCCAGATACAGGCCGTCGTTTCGCTTGATGACGAGGTAGAGGTAGCCCTTGAGGTAGGCTCCGCTGACGATCTTGGCGTCAGATGGGAACTCCCATTCGTGCCATGCCGACTGCGCCTTCTCGTCCGAACTGGTCCAGTAGAACTGATAGACGAAGACCTTGTTCGGTGCGCCGTCCGTCAGGACGAACAGAGCCGAGAGATCGTCGGCCGGAATGATCGCGCTGACGCCGCCGGGAATGTAGCGAGGACAGTGCGCGGTGACATCGGCTGCGGTCGTGGCGTCCGAACCCGACAGGCGGGTGTATTCTCGGATCATGGCCCAACCGTTGCGCTCGACCGCGAAGTAGATTTCGGAGCCGAGAGGCGCGAGGCCAGCCTTGGTATTGACCGTGTAGTTCGTGGTCGGTCTGATCGCCAACGAAGCGGCTGTCACGCCAAGCTCGCCGTTCGTAAGAGTGAACTGCGTCTGGTCCGATGTGAGCAGGATGCCGTCGTTGTGGGTTGTGGCGTCGTAGAGCTTCGAGACGCGGGTCGAAGTCGCGCCGATGTCGAGGACATCGCTTTCGAGATAGTCGAGTTGCGTCATCCGCCAGAAGTTGCCGAAGTCGCCAACGACCGAGAGCGCGCAGTTCTCGTCATAGAGGAACGAGAGGCGGTTCTGATAGAAGAACACCTTGCGGATCGGACGGCCGATAAAGCCGGGGTTCGGGTTGATGGTGGTGTCGCCGACGACACGCGGCGCCCACGAGAACGGGGCGAAGGTGAAGCTGCCATCGGCGTTCGAGATCAACGCATGGGGCATAGTTCGCGCATCGATGGCATTGGCCAAGCCGGGCTTCAGGGTTTCGTCCCAGACGCCGCCGCTTCTGCGGACGTAGTAGCTGGTGAAGTTGGAGCTTTCGTCGCCTTGGACGCGATAGATCGCGCCTTCAGGAGCCGCCTCGGGGAGCTTGTCGAAACGCTGAACCGTGCCGGTCAGATAGCCGGGGCTCGGGTTGGGCGCATACTGATAGGGCGAGCCCGGCCCGTAGGCCACGCCGTTGCCGTCGATCCCCATGTTTCGAGACAGCCAGATTTGATAGCTTTCGTCGGCTGACGTGTCGGCGCCCATCGGCGCCATGGCGCAGACGACCTTGCGGTTCACGACGAAGGTGTAGTCGGCCACCGTGAACATTGAAATGTCAGCGGTGTAGTCGGTCAGCCCATCGAGATAGTTCCATCCACCCGGAGCAGTGACGGTGCGTTCGTCGCCGGAGAGGGTGTCGAAAACGCGGATGCGACCATCGGTGACGATGGCGACGAATTGTTCGGTGACATCGCGGTTGATGATGTGGACGTGAGCGTTCGAAGGCGATGCGCTCATGAGCCGTTTGATGAACTCGGTCGGCGCCCGTTTCGACAGACCCTCGGCGATGGGCGACCAACCGTTGGTCTGGCTTTCAAGCTGATCGGGGGAGCGAACGAGAGCCGGTTGCTGGGACACGCCGCCAAAGAGGGCGGGGAGGGTGCGGGTCAGGAGGCTCATCGCGCCACCCCGCGTCCATGACGGGCCAGCTTGGCGCGCAGTTGAGCGTTCGCAGTGAACAGGTTGAAGTCGGCGTTGGCGGATTCTTCGCGCTGAAGGGCCAGCCATGCCCGGTGCTGCGCTTCTTGGTTGAAGCGGTCGGCCACTGGATCGCCGATGGCGTGGGCTTGGAACCTGCGAGAGGCGGCAGCGACCGCATAGGCGCGGGCTGCCTCGGGCAGGGCGTCAAAGGTGAAGCTCCACTTGATGCGGACCTTGATCGGCTTGGCGATCTCAAAGGTGTGGTTGGCCCGGTCGTATAGGTAGAAACCCGTAAGCGTCGGATGCTTTCGCATCGTCAGGTCTTGGCGTTTGTCCATCGGATCGATGGAGAGGGCGCCGAGGGGAGCGGCGATCCGGCCGTCGATGTCGGGCGTGAGGACGTAATCGTCATCCGTGTTGAACTTGAAGCCGTGCTGACAAACTTCGCGAACGATCTTGTGAAGCTCGTCGAGAGCGAGGTTCTGATCCTGAAGCTGCGGGGTGATCGCGTTGACCGGGAGTTGGCCGATGGCGATCAGCATGGAATTGACGGCCTCAAGCTCGGTCATGGGCGCAGCCAGCATGGGCGCGTCTCCTTTCGAGCGAGGGGAATGAAAAAATGGGCCGCCCTCCGAAGAGGACGACCCATCTGGTTCGTGCGTAGTGCGACCGGCTTAGGTGCTGGCCGGGGCGCCGGTGCGGATTTCGACAGCGTTCGAAGAACGGAAGGTATCGGTGCCCGACATTTGGCGAGCAACGATCAGGGTGCCTTGCTTACGAACTTGCTCTTCCGTCTGAACCGACATCTCCTGAACTTCGGCGGTGGCCACGGCATCCGGCGTCCAGACGGCGCCAACCGTGGTGTTCATGGCGATGCGATAACGCGCCGGGATGTTGGTGTTAGCGCGATCATCGACCCACGGAGCAAGGTTCGACTTGATGATCTGAACCCCATCGACCGTGGTCAGGGTGTGGTTGCGGATCGAAGCATCGCCGCCGTTGTAGTCGCGGTTCAGGTTCTTGTCCGAAGCCGCCATCAGATACCATTGGGCGTTCTTGAACAGGGCATAGACCGGCACTTGGTCCACGCGGACGAAGTTGTTGTCGAGGGTTTCCTTGGCCTTGCTGATCGCAGCGAACAGCTTGGTCACATCGGTGTCCACACCGGCCTGTTGGACGGGGGTCGAGTCCGGGCCGCCGAGCAGGTCTTTGGTGCGAGCGGCCTTGATGACGGCGCGCATGACGTTCTGGTCGTATTGAACCGCAAGAGCTTCAGCCAGTTGGCGGGTGTATTCCGAGCGGATGTCGAAGTGGTTCAGGATTTCGTGGATGTCCGAGACGAACACGTCGGAGATCAGCTTGTCGTCCGAGGTCAGGATGATCTCGTCGTGGTCGATCTGCTTGCCGACGATTTCAGTGCCCGGCGTGTGGTAGGTCGCGGTCGCGCGGCCTACGCGCGGGAAGCGCAGCGACTTGCCATTTTCGAGTTTGAAGATGCGATGCTTGTCGCGCATGACGGTCATGCGCTCGTAAGCGGCTT